CATAGCTTTGACAAGACGCTTGTACTCTTTTACTGCCGTTTCATTGATAAGCCAGTTCGGCGGTGTCATAAGATATTTGTTGTCCGTCCGGACAAGCTCCTGCTCTGTCTGCCGTCTGGTCTGCTGTTTTTTGGTCAGATGTCCTTTTTGCTCGGACAACTGTTTTCTTGTTCTGCCCATAGGACACCCCCCTCAAAAAAATATTTAGAATTTTGCAAAAGGAAAATTACGGCTCGTTGTCCCGTAGAAAACAAAAAAGTTTTTACTATAGCCCCCGTACAAAGCGTTCTTTGATGCCGGACAGGAGAGAGGACATTTTTTCATACTGACCGTTTTCATACATCGCATGTATAAGCTTGTGATTCGATTCCGTAAGATAGATCAGATTGCTTTGTACAAGCTTCAGATCAGGCTTTATATTAACAGGCTGAATATGATGCACTGTGTAACCGTATTCGATTTTACCGTTGTAAAGGCTGTACAGGTCAAGACCACAGCAAAACTTTTTACATTGTTCTCTTGCTTTGTGCCATTCTGAAGTATTGTAGAAATCATCATCCGCACAGACTTTATGATCTGTTTTGTATGTACAGGTGCATTTCTCGCCTATTTTAAGACGTTTCCGGCATTTGTCACAGTATTTTATCAGCACTCTTTCACCGGCTTTTCAGGCAACGCAAAAGCCGCCCCATATCGGACGGCTTTTGTGCAAAATTTCAGGAGTTTAAAGAAAGAATAAAGGCAAGAGATGATTTTATCTTTTGAGCAACTTTCTATAATACCATTTTAGCACTTGTATAGGGGTAAAAACAGGTAATTTACTGTCAAAAGCAAAACAGCGTTTTTGTGCATTATGTCATGCCGTTTTCTTTCCTAAATATCTGTAAAGCCTGACCATGCCAATTTTTTATAGTTTCACAAGATTTTCCCATTTTCTCCGCTTCCTGCTCAAGCGTAATTCCGTTTATGTAAATATCTGTAAGCAAAGAAATGAACTTCTTGTTATACACACGGGAGATTTTTTCTCTTGCTTCCGCTTTCAAGTCTATAAGCTTGTCAATCTCCGAGTTTATTTCATTCGACAGATCTATTATCCTGTCAATTATTTTTATGCAGTCTGACTGAGCTGAAGACTGCACCTTGTCTTTATCGTATGTAACTCCCCTGACATTTTCCGCATCATGCCTGAGCCTGTCAAGCTCTCTCTGCTTTGCATTTATCGCCGCATCAAGATATTTTATGCTCCTGAGATATGCTTTTGCTGTCAATTCATTTTTCCCTCCCGTCAAATATCCTTACAAGCCTTTTGCATATCGGGCAGCCGTTCTTTTCGGCTTCCGTCATAACATAGCTGTAACGGTTGCGTATATCTGCATGATGTTTTATCAGATTTTCGTCAAAAGCGTTTTTGCGGTAAGCTGATATTATGTCCTGCTTTATGCTTTTTGCCTGCGTCCTGTCATATACATGGCTGGTAAAGAGCCTGTAAAGCTGTACCATAGACAGATAAAAAAGCTGTTCCGACTGCGTTAATCCTGTAGGCATATCCTCATTGTGTTTGGCTTTTATTTCTAACTCAGATAATCTGTCAGACATTTCTTTGCTTCCTCCCATCCGTGACATATCACAGCTTTATATTTCTGGTCGTTAAGTTCCTTTATCCACCATTTCTGATCGTCTGACGGTCTGCCCGTTTCGGTTTTCATTTCGATATAAAGTCCGTGAAAATTTCCTCTTGCAACAGGTAAGCACAAATCGGGAACTCCCGGCTTAACTCCCTGTGCTTTAAGGTGCTTTGCTTCTATCGGGTCACGCCTGCCGCCGTTCGGGATATGGTGCAATAGTTTGAGTTCGGGATATCTTGCCCTGATCTGCGGCAGCTGTGACCATTTTATTAATGCTGACTGATGCTGTGCTTCCGTCATTCTCATGCTCCTTTCTGTGAAAAAATACGGTTAAGAATCTGACTTGCCTGTAGCTTTGTAAGGTCTGTGCAGTCAAAGTCTGAAAAACGTTTTGAAATAATATTTTTTTGTTTATCTGTTGCAGGCTGTGAACCCCACCGTCTGACAAAATCCCTGTCCCATATTGCACGGCTGTTCGTATAATTTTTAAGAAGGTGATAATACAGTCTGTCAATCATATTCTGCATAGGCTCTCCGCTGACGTTTCCCAAAGGATCGGGACATGATATCCTGAAAACTTTATCGGGCAGTGAAAGAGTAAGTGAACCGTCAGGCATTTTGAAGAAGTTTATATTATGCAGGTTGTATTCCTGCTCCTGTGCCCAGAGGTCAACAATTTCCGTGTTCCTTATCCAGCTTTCGGGAGTATCCATTGCAAGAGTTACTTTGTCAGGTATATCAAATAAGTCACCCTGTATTTTGTCACGCTGACTCTTCGGCACTTCCGACATATCTATACCAAGCAGTGACGGTGCTGTACAAAGGCTTGCTTTGTTCGTGATACCCACGCAGTCTATCAGATAGAGCTTGTCCTTGTCGGGATGAAGTCTTAACCCACGTCCGACCATCTGTGCATAAAGGCTGTCGGACTGCGTAGGACGGGCAATTATGACAGTTTCAACAAGCGGTATGTCAGTACCTTCGGTGAATACCATGCAGTTTACGATACAGGGTATCTTTCTTTCGGAAAAGGCTTTTATTATCTCTGCACGTTCCTTTGTTTCACCTGTGACAACGACTGCACCGTCTATCTTACTTGCAATATCATGTGCATGTTTAACGGACACCGCAAAGATAAGTGTTGCACCCTTTGCGTATTTTCTGTATGCTTCGGCTATTGCGTCCGATGTGTCGGACATAGCCTCTTCAAGCTCTGACGGTGCATAATCTCCCATGCGTGTATGTACTTCGGAAAGGTCATAGCCTATATCAACTCTGCGGCAGAATATATCCGAAAGATAGCCGTTTTTGATACCCCACTTCAAATCACGGCTGAATATTATCTCCGAAAACACATCATTCAGTCTTACACCGTCCGACCTGTTAGGTGTTGCTGTAAATCCCAACAGTAAACGTGGCTTGAAATAGCCGAATATTTTGCGGTAGGTATTGGCGGCGGCATGATGTGCTTCATCACAGATAATAATATCGAAGTCATCGGGCTTGAAGTTTTTGAGCCGTCTTACAATAGTCTGAACGGACGCACTCACGACCTCTTCATTATTGCTGTGGTGCTTGCCCTGTTCAATGCCGAATGTGCAGTCATAGTATTTTCTTGGCTGAGAAACAAGCTCCTCACGGTGAGAGAGTATAAGCACTCTCCCATGACGTTCAATATTTGCAAAGGTCACAGTCTTTCCCAGACCTGTAGCCATCTGTACAAGATAGTTTCCTGTATCAAGCATGTTTATCTTATCAATGCATTCTTTCTGATAGTTTCTTAATTTCATTTAATTCTCCTTTCGTTTGTGGGACTTGTGGGACTGTGTGGGACATACAGTCCCACGGGGAAAAGCCTTTATTTATCAGTGTTTCAAGAGCTTGTGGGACTGTGGGACTTATTTTTAAATACTCTATATAGGGGTTGAGTATATATAAATTTATATATATTAAGTTATAATATAAGGGGTATATATCGTGTCCCACAAGTCCCACAGTCCCACACCCCTTTATTCATGCGGCTTTCGTTACTTTTCGCAGTCCCACACAGTCCCACATTATATGAAATCATCATCGGGAAGCTCATCATCTTCACAGTCTGTATGAGGCAGTTCAAGTGCAATGCATTCAACAAGCCGCCCGTTTATTCTTTTGCCTTTGGTCAGATTTTTTCCTCTTGTTGCAATAAGATGATTTTCTTTCAGATAACTGAGGAGTGCTTTCGGGTTATAGCCTTCCTGTTCGGCTGTACGGAAAAACACACTTCTTATGATATATACATATCCGTCATCACCGAATATGCCGTATATTTCGCCGTTTTCGGGAGCAGACTGCGAAGTTGCAAAACGTTTTTGATTTGCTCCCACCCAGTCACAGAAGAAATCGTATCCTCTCCTGCCTACAGATACTTCCTGCTGTGTTGCAAGGTGCTTTGAAATATCTTCTGTACTCAGATTGTCGCTCGTTTTTAGAATTATCTTACAGAAAAACTCATCCGCTGTCAGAACGAGTGCCGCTGCCATAGCCTGCTTTTCTGTAGTGTCGCTCCGGCATAATTCCCTGCAGTATTCTGCAAACCGTTCTCTTATCCATACCGTTATGCCTTCTGTATTGTAAAGGTACTGAACAAACTCACGCCCTGCAAAACCGTAATTATTCTTTATGATATTGGCTGTTGTCTGTCCGTCCTCAATGACCTTTTCGGAGCTTTTACACTCAATATCAAGCGTTCTGTTATACGCTCCCGCACCGTCCGACTGTCTTATCAGCGGTGTTTCGCCTGTTGTAATAACACAGTTCGCCCATGTGGGAGTACGGTCAACACCGCCCGTTTTATTTCCTCTGGTACGTCCGACACCCTCAGAGAGCTGATAAACGGAGAATTTACCGTTATCAAGCTGTCCTTCGTCTATCATCAGCGGCAGATGATTCAGAAAAGCCGCATAACGTTCAAGACCTACCTGTGTGGAATTGAAAGTCTGTATGTACTTTCCGAGTTCGGGATCTCCCCAGATACTTGCCGCACACATCAGAGCAACTGTTTTTCCCGTTCCCGAAGTACTTGACCATAAGTGTGTAAAAAATACCTGTGCATTGCATATCGGCACCAATACACTTGCAAGACTTGCCGCTATTGCTATCTTTGCAACAGTACTGTACTGTCTTACTTTGATAATTTCATTTCTCCATAAAGAACGTTTTCCGTGTGACTTTATGGAATTATATATGGTCCTGAAATTCAGATCACCGTCAAAAATAAGTCCGTCAACGAAAGGGACAAAGCCCTCATCTTCAAAATATCCCAGACGTGAAAAACTGTTTGCTTCGGGTATAATGTCATAATTTGAGCTTTCGACTTCGGATAAAAAACGTACAAGAGCTTTTGAATTTTCGGAAGTAACGCTTACACCGTTATCCGAAAGGCTTACGATTTTTGTTGCAGAGGAAACAATGCTTTTGTCAACGATAAGATCTCTCCAGCGGTTTCCTTTCCTGAATGATATTTTCATTTTTTCTATACCTGTATCAATGTTTATAAGACGCTGTACAGGCATTATCGGATGAGGACAGGCTGTTTCCGTCCCCTGCATAAAGCCTTCACGATATACGCCCATATCATTTGCCGTCCATTCACCGCATTGTAATTCAAGCGGCTGATTTTCAAACTGTGTATAATTAACAGTCGGTTCATGCAGCTGTTTAAGCTCTTTAAGATAGTCGGTGTACATAGCCTTGAACCCACGCAGACCGACTTTAAGTGCTATTGCCGCCATTTTTTCAATAGCCTGTCTTTCAGTGAATTTGTTCCCATGAAACTGATAGACATATTCAAACGGAGCTGTACCGTCCGTAAAGTCCTCTTTTGTATATTCAATTATTTCATTTTCCAGAGTATTCACCTCCACTCATTTTCGCTGAACCAGTATTCAAGATAATCAAGTCTTGACTGCATTTCAGCTTTTTTCCATACATCTTTTTCTTTGTTCATGCCGTAAAAAAGCCTGCGGAACTCTTCCGCTTTTTCGTTGTGTTCTTTCCTGTATTCTTCAAGCCTGCGTTTTTCTTCTGCCTGTTTCCTGAGATATGAATTGTCTGCCCGAACGGTCGGTCTTGAGCTGCCGAGTCCCAGACGGAAATCATTGTTTATTTTAAGTGCTGCCTGAGAGTTTTTTATATGAAAAAGTCGGGCGGTAAAGCTGACCGCATCGCCGCCCGTATTGCACCCGAAGCAATAACATGAATCGGGATAGACTTTCATGCTTGCCGTATCTTCGTCATGGAACGGACATTTTATAAAGCCCTGTCTGTTTATCTCAAAACCGTAATGCCCGATAAGCTCACGCATCGGAACAAGCCGCTTTATATCATCGTAGATACTCATATTCAGAATGGCAGATCTTCATCGGCAGGAATAGCCGCAAAATCATCGGCAGGATTTATGTTTATATTACTGTTATTGCCGTAATTACCGTTCTGCTGTTTTTTCTCCGTGAATTCAACACTGTCTGCGACTACATCGAAAGTATATCTTTTTGTACCGTCATTTGCTGTATATGAGCCTGTCTGAATACTGCCCGTAAGTGCGATACGCTGACCTTTTGTAAAATATTTGCAGATAAATTCCGCAGTCTGCCGCCATGCAACGATATTTATAAAATCAGTCTGCTTTTCCTCGCCCTGCTTTGCAAATCTGCGGTCAACTGCAATAGAAAATCTTGTTGTTGCAAGACCTGACTGTGTACGTCTGAGTTCGGGATCTGCTGTAAGTCTGCCTATGAGTGATACATTATTCATATCAAGTCCTCCTGTTCCTTTTGCACTGCTTTATCTCTGCAAGCTTTGCATATTGCCTTGCCGTACCTTTTTTCGCATATATGATATGCCTGACCTGCACTGTAATTTACGCCCTTTGATGTAAACGGTTTAAACGGCTCACCGCATTCCACACAGCAATACTGTTTTGATGTTGGTTTTGATGATGTATCCGCTGCATCAGACTGAG